AGCACCAAAGTCAACATTAAATACCGCAAATACTTTATCTGCGATAGCACCTAATGGTACTGACTTGTTTAGTGTGATAGGTCCTGATCCATTAGACAAGTTACCCAGGCCGCCATTGGTACCATCACCGATCACCAATTCTACTTTGGCATAGATATAATATTTGTCACCTGAATGGCTAGGTGTTCCTACTTGAATTTGATTCTGGGCATCAAAGTAATTGCCCGTGCCTGCTGAGAAGCGTACGATAGCACCTTGAGTGATATATCTGATATCGTTAGACACCACTTGTCCAACTTGTAGTATTTTGCCATTGACATCATAGAAGTAACCTGTTGATCCATTAGCAACAGCAGTGCTAAAATTCCAAAAGACGTTGGTCAATGAAATCAATGGATACTGTGAATAGAAAAATTGCAGTGTTTCTTGTTCAGATGCTATTGGTGCTACTTGATCGTAGATCACGCGATAGATATCATTGGTGGTCGCATAGTCAAATGTAAATGATTTTACAAATGGACCTCTGTAGATGATACCGTCACTACAGAAAATATTTGTACTTGAATATTTGCCCGTAGCATCAAGAACGTCTAGATAACGTGACACCCCACTACTGGTACGATTAACTGCTTTGACTTTTAAGATGTTGCTGAATAGTGTATACGGTAAGATGTTGTAGTCTTCGCCTGTTACCATACGATTTTGTGTATAGTATTGTTGCGGTGCTTTTTGACGTATGTCATCAATGGTTTCGCGTGCTACAGCATTAGCTACTGTATAGCGTAGGCTAGCACGTATGGTTAATGTCTCAATACGTCCGCTGCGGCTAGTATAGTTGATAGGCATTACGATGCCTTGCATTTCACTAGGTGTAATCTTATAGCTCAAACCATTACTGACTCTATAATAAATCCTGAAATTGCCTTGTGGAATTTGTGCAAATGATCCATCACCAAACACTATATCGATCTGGTCGTTAGCACGGCTGGTTACTTGATAAATGGTTTTAACTGTTTCAGTATTGTAGATAATATTGGTCGCGCCCACAGCTGGAACCTGTGTCCATAACACATCTGGTAAATTATTTTTATCTAGACTATATACCCAAATGTCTGTGTTGTTGATATTGTCAACGTTGATACTGTAAACCCTATTAGGTATACTTTCTAAGAAATTTACATCAACACTGTTAAGAGCACCTTGTTTAAAATACAAGAAATAACCAGTGTTGGCACTACTGTTACCTAGTCCATCATTTTCATATAGAATGTTAAATGGTAAATTTGGTCTTGGTGCGGTTTCGTATACATAATTCTGGCCAGCAAATGTGGGGCTGACCATTTCAAAATTGGTTTTAGTACCTTCGATGTTTACGCTGAAAGAATAAGTCGCCACTGTGCTAGGGATTAAATTGATCTGATATTCATTATAGGTAATGCCATTGATGAGTTCTGTAGCACTGGGTTTTCCGATAACCGTATTAGTCAACAATGATGAATTCAATACTGCGGTAAATTGTTCTTGCCAATTGTCATTGCCTGCATCTGCCCAATTGATTACCAGACCGCTAAGGTTGATACCATTGCTGTCAAATACATTTTCAGTAGTGCTGACTGAATCAAATTTTAAATAACCCTGTGATGTGATATTACGTTTAGGTGTATAGCTGACTAGACGTGCTAGTTTAAGTATACTGTCACGACGCTCTGCTGTATCGATGAAGTTTTCACGTGCATTTAAATCACCACGGAATGCCAATGACTGACCAAGGAAGGAGATCATGTCGATCAATGCGATAAATTCGCTCGATTCGATAAAGTCATTGAAATCTTCGGGATAGTATAAACGCAAATAGCTGATCATTGAAGCACGAAGTGTTTCAAAGTCATAGCTTTGGAAGTCTGCGCTACGGAAGGTTTGATATAATTTAGTCCAATCTTCTGTAACTAATAAACTGGTTTGTCTGGTCGTGGTTGCCATGCTTTATTCCTATTATGTAGTATTTATCAGGAATAAAAAGTGCGTAGTTAATTACTTTAATGACATGGTTTTGCTGTTGTTATCAAACTGCATGCTGAGCAAACTGCTTTGATTTGTAGGCAAATAACGCAGTTGTAGCAGGATCTGTATGCCTTGATCGTATTCAGTGACTACTATATTGTCATAGCTAACACGAGGATCATAGCTGGCTATGCTTTTAATATCGTTGGTGATCACTGATTTTAGATCTTCTGTAAAGGGTTCGTGTAGTACATTGTAGATTATGGTGCCAAATTTTGGATTCATCAATTTCTCACCCTTGCGAATGCTGAAATTGTTTAAGATATCTCGTTTTATCAGGTCAAAATCTGTCAGGCGAAAATTCTTATTTTGCCCAATAGTTGAGAATCCTTTATATGTGGTAGCCATAATATTACTTATCCTCTAAAATATGGCTCATGTGTAGGGGCTACAGTAACTATGCTGCTGATACTATTAGCTTGAGCTGCCCACAGGCCAACATTAGCATTAAATCGCACATCATTAAATGAATGCACGGGTGCGCTATTGCTAGCGGTTTTATTCATATAGATATTACCGCCTGCATTTAGATTGATATTTTTATCGCTGTGTATATTGACATCGCCTTCACTGCGTAGATTGAATCCTGATTTGCTGTAGATATTGATACTGCCATCTTTGGTTAACTCTACCCAGCTATTGCCCTTGGCATGGCTGATATAGATAGTTTCTTCTGTGTCATGCATCAAGATCTGGTGTCCACCGGCTGTGCGTAATCTTACCAATTGATCGACACCTAATACACTGCCATCGTCCATGACGAATTGATGTCCACCTTTGCGTGTTTTCACGCGATAGTATGCTTCTGTTAGTGTGCCTGCATTTAAATTGGTTATATAATTAGGATCATCAGCAGGATCGTTCAACGGTCTTCCTGGAGTCGATATACCAAATACAGCACTAGGTGTTTCACGTTGGCTACTACTAGTAATAGTACCGCGTGTGGTATCACGATCTAAACCCTGTTGTTTCAATACAGCATATTGTATTTCATGTATAGGTTTAGCTAGATTATAAAAATTAGGATTGGTTTCGTTAGCTGGAATATTTTCGTTGAATTCTGTAACGGGTGCTGTATTACCTTGTGTGTATGATGCCAACACATTTGCTGATGCATAGGTAAGATCAGTATTTTTACTGCCGGCGAGCCCGGGCAACATATAACGACTGAGATTATCGTTAACACAGGCCAGCCAATATCCTCGCATGGGGTCTCCAGCCACAAATATACAGATAACTTCTACACCAATATCAGGTGGTACCATCCACATGCCATAGGTATGTGTTACATGGTCCCAAGCATTTTTAGTATCGGGCGTATCTGTAGTGTTGATTTCTGTGCTGGTATAGCCCATGAACGGACTAGCATACGACACTGTGCGCCAATTGGCTTGATCATCAGGGTTGCCACCTAGTTCAGGAATAAACACCTGTACTCGACCACAGCGTGTAGGATCTAGATTGTTACGCACAACCCCTATATAAGGATAGGGATTGATGCTGGTAGCTGGGGCTAGTGCAGCTTGTAAATTTTTAAGTATCTTAGTACCGATTCGAAAGTCTATCGCCATATTATTGTCCTGGTATCACTGCCACTGGTGCATTTGATGCATTGATGGGCTGCGTTGGTGCTGTACTATTTACGTCTATCAAGGCCTGCTGTTGTTGAGTTACGATAGGCGGAGGCTGTAATAGATTCTGTGCTTGTCGTTGTCCTGAATCTTCTACTGTTGGCATTGATGGTATCGACCCAATATTCTGTGCTGGTAAGTTTTTACTTAATGTAGCAGTAGTCTGTGCAGTAGGATCACTGTTACGTTGACCAGTGCTAGACTGTGGTTGTGTCATGTAATCATATTTGTTTTGGAATGGTAAACGTATGAGATTCAACTGTTGGGTAAATTGGCCATTTTTAAACTCACTAGTCACTTGCAATACTTTATACAAGCCTGAAAAAATACTGGTTTGATAGTTGCTGTTGAATTTCAATAGGCCAGTATTTTCATCCATGTCAACTGGGGTCCTGAAAGTTAGACGTACATAGATTTCCGTATAATCTGTCCTAATACTACCATTAGGGGTCAGTCTAGGATCTGATGCTGTGATCGTACCTTGACGACCATCAGTATTGCTGGCAGCTAACAACGGACTGTAAAAACAATCATCTTGTTTGATAAACTGTGGATCGCCCACTATAGTCAACTGTACATTTAACATGTCAGCAGCTGACAAGGTCATCAGGCTGTCTTCTAGGTCTGCAACAGCGACACTTTTTGGACTGATCGACCCGCCTGTAGCTCGTGCTTTGGCATTATATACCTGTGGCTTGACCTGCATGGGCATGACTGAATTTGGTGCTTGGCCTGTTCCTTGATATGCTCCAGCATTTTGTATGGGATTACCTTGTGTGGCTGTGTCTGGGCTCTTGTATAATTTACTAACTGCTGATCTATAAGCTGTCTGCGCTGTATAGTACAATGTGTTAAAGTTAAGATCAAAAGTGATCACATCATCATTCTTACCAGTATAGATGTAATTGTAGTCTTTGACAAAGTTAGTGGCTTTACCTTGTGGTGCTACATCACTTTTAACATTATAAATCGTATAAGGTTGTACGCTGTAGGTATAATTTTTAGCATTGATATTGCGTATAGGGTCAAATTGTCCTACTGTAACTGTTGGCACTATCTTGTACCAAGTTAAAGGTTGATTGGCATTCTGTGCTTTTTGTTGTAGATAGGTCTGAGGATCTACACCATCGGGGATGGCCATTTGATTTTGTATATAATCGCTATTACGTACTACATAGTCAATGACTTTATCGATACTAGTACCAGCATTGATGCTCATAGTTCTTGATGTAGTATTAAAATCTTTACTGGGTTGACCAAGGTTGCTCTGACGTATTGATGTAGTATTATTGGGATTGACCATGCTGGTATCACGTGGACTTAATGCACCACCTGTGGTAAAAGATGATTGTGCAATACTAGGATGTAAATCAAAATTATATGTATCAGGCACACCTATTTTATTATTATTAGCCAGATTCGTGTTCCACCCATTTAGTGCATCAGCAAAACTCTTATTACTACCGTTACCTGATTGGAAAAATTCACTGACTGATCCTGATGCTATTTCAAAATTTGCAGGTGTGCTGACTGCTGATTGATCAAAGGCCGCATGATTATATGGCACAGCAGATATCTGATAAGTAGCACCTGACACACTGGCAGTGATGCCCATTTGCGTAAGTTTAATAGGTATGATTTTGGTTAATCCAGGAATGATGCCTTGGATAGTACCTGTTTCATCAGTGGCAAAGAAATCGATCTGTATCAAATAGACCATGTCGAGATAGTTGCTGGCATTGACCGCTGGATCATTAGCTTGATCTAAAAGTCTATTGATCAATGTCATACCATAAGGTTCGATGATAGTGAACTTCAATTCAATGGCATTAGTGTTGCGTGTTGTAGCGTTAGTACCAATGACAGTAGTCATCGAAAAATCTTCAAAGTAAAAATCTTCGCTGAAGTAAGGACTGCGTATAAATTGATTTGGTCCTGGTGTGTTGTTATATCTACCCGCTGATGCTATTAATACTCTATTGGGAATATATTGGCCACCTGCGACCAGATTATTATATTCTGCGGCACTGAGTAGTGCTAGACTCAGGCCATAGGTATAGCTGGGATATTCTAACAACACATTGGTCATTGGTGCGGCTAGATCAATGACATCTGGGTTAGCGTTTATTCCATTCAATGAATTGACTACATCAGCACGACTACTGCCCGGATTAGGATTTGGTTCTGGTGGTGGTTCTACAGACGAGCCGATCGGATCTGGATTAGGATTGGGATTCACTCCAGGACTGATATTAGTATTTTCAGCAACAGTAGTAGGAGTACTTGTAGCTCCTCCAGGAGTAGAATTGTTTACCTGATCAGCAGATGTCGGACCAGTACTGGCTATCTGTGTTTGTGTTTGTAAAGAATTGTTCTGTTGTTGGATCAAGGCGATTTGTTGTTGTGCTTGCGGTGTTGCTAGCTGTGCGTTAACTGCATTGATCTGTGTTTGAATTTGTGGTTGTTGGCTAGCTGGAAAATCGCTTAGTTGTTTGTTCAACAGATTAGTAATATTTAAACCTGATGGATTAGAAGCATTACCGACATTGACTAGATTGGCCTGTCCTTCTAGATAGGTAATCTGTGCCTGTGATAAATCCCCAAATAAAGTCTGCACGGATTATATCCCCAATGCGGCTGTTATCGTAGCTTTTTGTGGAATATAAATTACTGCACCAGGTAAGAAATCGAAAACAGGATCTTGAATAGTATTTGGATTACGGACACTGAACACCCACCATAGGCCAGCATCGCCATATAGATCATAGGCTAATAGATCGGGTCTATTAGCATAGATCGCATCAATTTGATATTGAGTGTCACTGGCATTCATCGGGATAGTGGGTATATTGGCCACATCTAAGAAAAATGAATAGACCTGTGTGTTGGCATAAGGACTATTTTTATTATATGTTACTGCTTGGACCATTATAGGAATCCTCCATATCCTTTATTTCTATCTTGTAACAACGCACCTGCGGCAAATTGATTTAAATCAAATCTTTCATGTAAACCTAATCTGCTGTATACTGGTTTCAATGTGATAGAAATCTGACTCTTGGTTGGTAATCGAGTGGTAGTTGCTATAGTCTGGAACTGCGTTGGTGATCCAGGAAATTGTGGTTGCGGACCAAATTGCTGTGCATTTGGTGTAGTCAAACTGTTATTGATGTTGAGATCGTTGTAGTTGACATTGACATTTTGTAAGGTAGTGCTGGAAATAGGCACTTCTATATAGTCAACATCATCAGCTAGTGTGTGCTGAAATGCAGTGATTACACAAGGTACATGTGGAAAGTAATGATCACCATACCCATCTAAAAATACCATCGGTGGCGGATTACCTACATTGGTTCCTTGACCAAAGAACATTTTGGTTGCTGAACGGAAGAAGTATATGACTGCCATCAGATATTGACCTTCGTCAATACTTTGCACTGTGAAATCTCCACTGATGCTGATATCACTGACTTCACTGTTTTGATAAAAAGGTATCGGATAGTTACTGTGTGTAGGTGTTATCGGTGAATAGTGTGCGGCATGCTGTATCGATATACTTGGAGTATAGGGAAATATCACTCCGTTAGTCTGTATCAGCGGTGCCATCAAGCTGTTACTACCTGTAGGATCTTTATAAAATATCTGGGCACCATCAGCTAGACTAACACGCACTCGCCAATCGTTTGAACTAGAAGTTGCTGCACCGGTGGCACCTGATACTGACTGGAAGGCTATGCTAGGTGCGACTGCTGGTGCACCTATGCCGCCACCAAAATTAAGTCCGCTGGCTCCTAATCTAGCATTACTGGGATCAGCTAGGCCTGCTTGTGTAGCATCATAGCCGCCGCCTGTGGTTTCTACAGTATTAGGATCATAGCCATTAGAGTCTGGGCTAAAATTAGGTGCATTAGTATAACCTTCTGTTACAGAAACATCACTGTTAACTGGGCTATTTGGATTACCATAATTAGGGTTGTTAGGGTCGTAACCGCCACCAATAGCGCCTACTTGCGGCACTGCTGTTTCAGTCACAGTGTAAGGTGCGCTGACAGGTGTGCTGGCTGCTGCTGAGTCAGGGACTGATATAAAACCGCCTGCTGTGGTGTCTACTTGTGTATTTGACATATTTTTTCAAAAGCCTCTTGCTATTGTGTATTTATAGGCTATATAATAGTAGTAGTTAAAAGGAACCTCTAAATGAGAAAAGTAAATTATCTTAACAATAAAGACATATTGAAAGAGATACACAAAAGCAAGTTAACCTACTGTAGTTTTGTAGACGATAGCGTTAAAAGCTATGATGTAATCGTAACCAACGTAGACAAAATTACTAAAAAAGCTATCCAAGAAGCACGTAAAACTCGTGCAGAAAGACTAGCTAAAGAAGCACAAGAACAAGATTTATTAAATGGCATCAAGAAAAAACTCGACGAATACCTAACTCCTACAAAAGATATCCCACAAACAGATGTAGTTTTCCGTGTGATGACATGGGAACATATACCTATTGATGAAGTAAAACAGAAAAAAGCAGACCTCAAGGCACAAGAAGAAGCAGAAGAAGACGACCTTTTCGAAACAGAATATGATGATCCTGCTATGCAGATCAAAGGCCCAGCAAAATATGTTAAAGTAAACTTTCCTCCTTTCCAACACTATAAAGTCGATGAAGAAGGAAATCCCGTATGCGTTGGTAAAAGCCATTGGAAAGGTGGTTTAGAAAAAGGCAAGTTCAGCAAAGATCACGGCACTATGACACCAAAACTAGCACACATGTTTATCAAACTATGTGAACGCTATGCTACTAGGTCAAACTGGCGTGGTTATACCTACAACGATGAAATGCGTAGCCAAGCATTACTACAGTTAAGCCAAATTGGCCTACAGTTCGACGAAGCCAAAAGCCAAAATCCATTTGCTTATTACACAGCAGCTATCACTAATAGCTTTACCCGTGTATTAAACATTGAGAAACGCAACCAAAATATCCGTGATGATATTTTAGAAATGAACAACTATAATCCCAGCTATACACGTCAAGGCGAATGGGGAGCTGGTGGCGGCCATTACGAAGAATAGTTAAAAGATATTATATCTGCCAGTCGCCTAGTAATAAATACTTTATAGGAGATTGGCAGAAATGAAATACAAAAAAGATTATTACGGTTATGTTTATGAATGGACTAACATTAAAAATGACATGAAATACATAGGGTCTCATTATGGTGCTGTAGACGACTATTATACGGGTTCAGGAAAAGATTTTATGGTAGCTTATAAGAATGCTCCACAAGATTTTACCATGCGAGTATTAGAATATGTTACTAAAAATAATAAAAAGTTAGTGTTAAAAACAGAAAAGAAATGGCTTGACTCCATACCAAATATAAAAGATAATCCTCTGTATTATAATCTTAATAATGATGCCGCAGGTGGGTTTGGGTATATAAAAGAAGAACATATCATCAAAAGAGCAGAGACATTAAAAAGAAAACATGCTGACCATGGGTTAAGCAAAGCTGAAAAACAATCTTATAAGAAAAAAATACAAACCAGATTGGATAGAATAGCAAAGACTGGTTTTACTGAAAAAGAAAAAGAACAACATTCAAAATACAGTATCATGGTACAGGTAACATTACCAACAAACGAAGTGCGGGTTTACCAATCAATTGGTGCCGCAGAAAAAGACTTAAAACTTAATATTAAATATGGCTTAAAAATATGTGCTAAAAAAGTTGACTTCAAGGGGTATAAGATAGTAAAATTAAGAGACCCACTAATTGATTGCAGGAACAAATGAGTAATTTATTTAAAAAAGCCGCAGTATTCACAGATATCCATCTTGGATTAAAAAGTAATAGCACCCAGCACAACGAAGACTGCTTAAATTTTGTAAAGTGGTTCATCGAAACCGCCAAAGCTGAAGGATGCGAGACATGTTTCTTTACTGGTGATTATCATAATAATCGTGCGGCGATCAACATCGTCACACTTAACTACAGTCTTACTGCCTTAGAGTTATTAGGCAAGGCCTTTGATCGTGTGTTTTTTATCCCTGGCAATCATGATTTATATTATCGCGACAAACGTGATATCCAATCAGCTGAATGGGCACGTCATATACCTAATGTAGAGATAGTCAATGATTTCTTTAAAGAAGGTAATGTCAGTATCGTACCTTGGTTAGTTGGTGATGATCATAAAAAGATTCCAAAGATAGAAGCCAAGTATATGTTTGGGCATTTAGAATTACCTAGTTTCTATATGAATGCCATGGTACAGATGCCAGACACAGGCGAAATCAAAGCTGATGCATTCAGCGGAATCGAAAGGGTTTTCACAGGACACTTCCACAAACGTCAACAGAAAGGCAACATCGTCTACCTAGGTAATTGTTTTCCACATAACTATGCTGATGCTGGTGATGATGAGCGTGGTATGATGATCTTAGAATGGGGTCAAGAACCTGTGTTTAAATCATGGCCAGGACAGCCTAGATATCGTGTGTATAATCTCAGTGATGTATTGCGTACTCCTGAAAACTTATTATTGCCAAACATGCACTGTCGTGTTAATCTAGACATCGACATCAGCTATGAAGAAGCCACATTCATCAAAGAAACATTCGTCGGCACATATCAACTGCGTGAACTCACGTTAATTCCTGTAAAAAACACAGACATTGGCAGTGATATCATGTTAGGCAATATACAATTTGAAAGTATCGATACGATCGTCACCAATCAATTGACTAACATCAACAGCGATCACTATGATCCAAACTTATTGTTGGATATCTATCGACATCTATGAGGATCGGCATAGTTGGCAAAGGTGTCGTTGGCAGTGCTGTCTATGATGGTCTTAGACAAATTGGTCACGACTTAAAATTTTACGATACAGCATACCCCGACACAGCATTAACTGATCTGACAGACTCTGATATCATTTATGTATGTGTGCCAACTGATCAACTACCAGATGGCAGTTGTGATGTTTCCACAGTCTCTGACACTGTGGCTAAACTAGCAGAATTAAACTATTCAGGTGTTATCGCTGTTAAAAGCACAGTCATACCAGGCACCACTGAAAAATTAATCGTACAATATCCGACATTATCCATTTGCTTTGTACCAGAATTCCTACGTGAACGTTCTGCACTCACTGACTTTATCGACCATCATGACATATTGATCGTTGGTACTGATGATACTGCTGTGTATGATTTTATCGTTGCTTGTCATGGTAACATACCTAAAAAAGTCATACAAGTATCACCAACAGAAGCAGAAATAGCCAAATATTTCAGCAACGTGTTTAATGCACTGCGTATTACATTTGCCAATGGCGTGTTTGAAGTCTGTGAACAACTGGGTGCTGATTATCAAAAGGTATTCCAAGCAGCAACACACAGACATAACATTACTGCTGACTACTTACGTTGCAGCCAATATCTACGTGGATTTGGTGGTCATTGTTTACCAAAAGATTCAAAAGCATGGGCAGTGTTGGTCGAACAACTGGGGTTAGATATCAAACTATTCCAAGCACTAGTAGAAGATAACCAGCGATATATCAGATGAGAATATTAATCACAGGCAGTGAAGGCAGTCTCATGCAGGCTGTCATACCAAAATTACTAGCACAGGGTCATGAGATCGTGGGCGTCGATAATTTATATCGTTATGGCAAGACCAGTGAGCGTGCCAACGTAGATTATGAACTGCGTAAACTCGATCTAGACAATCGACACCAGACCCTGAGATTGTGTCAAGGGTTTGATGCTGTATTTTTAGCTGCGGCCAAATTATATGGTGTTGGTGGCTTCAATCACTATTGTGCTGATATCATCGCCGACGATACTGCTGTACAGGGCAACATCTTAAAAAGCTGTGTTGACTATGGCGTTGAACGTGTGGTCTATACCAGTTCTAGTATGGTTTATGAAACCTGCGTACAAGATGTCATGGTGCCGGTGACAGAAGACATGGTCGATGATTGTATCATGCCTAAAACAGAATATGGGCTATCTAAACTCATAGGCGAGCGCATGTGCCAAGCATTTAAAAAACAATACGGTTTAAACTATACTATCTGGCGACCATTTAATATATTAACTCCACATGAAAAGGCCATGAGCGAGCAGGGATTTAGCCATGTGTTCGCTGACTATATCACCAATATCGTTGAAAAGCGATTAAATCCCTTGCCAATCATCGGTGATGGCAACCAGATACGTTGCTTTACTTGGATCGATGACATCGCTGAGATCATCGCGCAACATAGTTTCAGTGCGCAGACATTGGATCAAGCATACAATATATGTAATGTTGAACCTATCAGCATGCGTGAATTGGCATTGAAAATATACACAGCCGCAGGATTTACTGATGAATTAGCATTCAACACAGTGAAAGAATATGCCAATGATGTGCGAGTGCGTATACCCAGTGTTGACAAATTAATCAACACCATCGGCCATTACGAATTTAAAAATGTTGACTATAGTATAAAACAATGTTTGGATAACCTATGATCTACACAGATGAAAATAGACTTAGACAGTCATTGATCGATGACTTAGAATCAAAATACGATATTATCGATTGTTTTGATTTCATCAACCATGACTCTAATCCCTTGGCATTTTATCATTGGTGTGAATATTGGTCAGATCATAGTTTCGCTGCGAATGAAAGGATCGTAATACTTAATTGTGATACTGACTACTATCCCAGTAGTACAGTTGGTAATAATAACTGGAATTTCTTTAGCTGTTGCCAACACTTTGGTTTGCCAGTTGAATTTTTTATCTACTGTTCAACCAGTTATGGTATACATCGTGAAGTGTTTGAATTGTGTGATAAATTTAATCTTTCTCAACCAACTGTGTTAGAAACTGCTTTCATGCCTTGGCTGGTTCCTACAGAAAACGTAGTTGATGTGCCTTATAATCCCAGCACAGTTTCTCGGCTATACATCTGCATCAACGGTGCACAACGAACACATAGATTAATGTTGCTTAGTTATCTAAAAGAATACAATCTGTTAGATCGAGGTTATGTGGCTTACAATTTTGCCAATAGACCTTTTGAACCAACTGCTGAAATAGATTATCCACCAGCTGATATGATATTACGCACTACCGTACCATTCACTAGGATCAATGATTTTTATATGAAATCCAATTTAGATCTCATGGTTTACCTAAAAAATAACAGTAGTTTTAATGGTCAAACCCAGCAACTCGGGATATACGGCATCGAAGATGCTGGGGTTTCATTGGCCAGTTACAATGAATTTTTTCCGCCCTGCTTACAACAGGCATTGATTTATTTGGTCACTGAAACGGTATTTTGTTATCCTTATCCGTTTATTACTGAAAAGACATTCAAAGCCATATTGAACAAACGTCCGTTTATCCTAGTAGGTTCACCAGGCACTGTACAAAAGCTACGTGATCTTGGATTTAAAACATTCAATGACTTCTGGGATGAAAGCTATGACAGTATCGTTAACCCTAGCGATCGCATGCAGGCAATCGTTAATATTATCAAGCAATTATCTGCTCTAAGATCAGCCGATCTACAGTATTTGGCATTGCGGATACAAAATGCTGTTGAATATAATTATCAGCACTATGTCAATAATTTTATCAATGATGCTCATGTGGAGTGGCACAATGCGTAAACAGCTATATATCTGTGGAGACAGTTTCTGTGGCTCAGATCCTACAGGCTCTGGCAGTTGGGTCAATCTACTACAAAAACAACATGCTGATCTAGATATCATTAATTTATCTAGTCCAGCAGCCAGCAACTACCTCATTTATCTGCAGGTCAAACAAGCTATCGAATCAGCTGCTGACTATGTTATCTATCACGCAACTAGTTCTATTAGACAGGAATTTGTAATCAATACAGATTCTACCTATAGAGACACAGTGTCTAGATACTGGCACATGCAACACAGTGATGTCAAGAAACCGATGGTCTGTGTAAGTTGGCCTAATCCCCAAAACACTGCCGCTGGACTATTGTCTGACCTTCAGACTAAAGAGCTACAGAACTTTTTCAACAAGTATATCGATTTAACCAGTCTGATCGAAAAGAATTATGTATTCATACAACATTCACTTAATTTATTAGATAGATCAAAAGTATCTAATTGGATATGGAGCCAAGGTGGCTTTGAACATGCTGGCTTTGGTAATGTCATTCCATGGGACTTCGATACTTATAGACCACGTGAATCGATAGTTAATCTCTGGGACTATTATGATCCTAAAAAGAAAAAACCCTATTATCATGTCGATGATCCTGAAGTTATCGAAACTGTTTGCAAACACTATACAAAGATGTTACAATTAAACAATGTTTAAAATAAAGACCTTAACTGTTAAGAATTTTATGAGTGTGGGCAATAGCACTCAAGCTGTAGATTTTGATCGCAAGGATCTAACACTGGTACTAGGTGAAAATATCGACCTTGGTGGAGATGACACCGGTGCTAGAAATGGTACAGGTAAAACTACTATCATCAATGCATTAAGTTATGCCATGTATGGTCAAGCACTGACTAATATACGTAAAGACAATCTCGTAAACAAAACCAATACCAAAGCCATGTTGGTAACCATTGACTTTGAAGTTAACGGCATTGACTATAGGATTGAACGCGGTCGTAAACCTAATGTGCTGAAATTCTATATCGGTGATCAAGAACAAGAAAGCAAGGACGACAACAGCCAAGGTGACAGTCGTGAAACACAAGCTGAAATAGAACGTTTATTGGGCATGAGTCACGACATGTTCAAACATGTGGTGGCCTTGAATACCTACACTGAACCATTCTTGGCGCTAAAGCCAAATGATCAGCGTGCCATCATTGAACAACTGCTAGGTATTACCTTATTAAGTGAGAAAGCAGAACTACTTAAAGAGCAAAGTAAGGCCACAAGGGACGCCATCCAGCAGGAAGAGGCTAATATCAAAGCAGTGACTGATGCCAATAAACGTATCGAAGAACAGATCGAAAGTCTACAGCGTAGACAAATACTTTGGTTGACTAAACACAAAGATGATACACTAAAATTACAAACAGCATTAGACGATCTATTGAAATTAGATATCGATTCTGAGATCGCTGCACATAAAGAATTATCAGCTTATGACCAAAAGCGTAGAGATATCTTAGATCTAAACAAGGCCATTACACGTGCAGAACAAGATCAAAGCAGAGAAGAAAAAACCATTGAGAAGTTAAAGAAAGAAATAGAAGATCTAAAGGATCACAAGTGTTATGCCTGTGGTCAAGACTTACATGATACTAAACATGAAGAAGTATTAGCGGGTAAAGAAACCGCGCTACAAGAAGCCGCTCTACAATATCTAACAACCAATGGACAGTGGATAGAGCTTACAGGTGCACTAAAAGAGTTAGGTGACCTAGGCACACCACCAAAAGTCTATTATGATAAAGAAGAAGATGCTATCCATCATAGATCAACAGTTGCCAGTTTACAGTCACAGTTAGAAACTAAAGCCGTAGAAGAAGATCCTTACAGTGAACAGATCGCAGAAATGAAGACCACTGCTCTTGCTGAGATCGACTACACCAACATGAATGAACTCACGAGGATCAAAGAACATCAAGAATTCTTATACAAACTGTTGACCAACAAAGACAGTTTTGTGCGTAAGAGAATCATCGATCAAAATCTCAGCTACTTGAACGCGAGATTAAGCCAATATCTAGATCGTATTGGCTTACCCCATACTGTGGTATTCCTAAATGATCTTAGCGTGAACATCACTGAATTAGGACGTGAATTAGACTTTGATAACTTATCTAGAGGTGAACGCAATCGCTTGATACTTTCACTGTCGTGGGCGTTCCGTGATGTGTGGGAATCATTGTATCAACCAATTAATTTATTGTTCATCGATGAGTTAGTTGATAGCGGTATGGATGCATCTGGCGTGGAAAATGCCATGGCCATACTTAAGAAGATGTCGCGTGATGCACACAAATCAATTTGGTTGGTATCACACAGAGATGAACTAGCAGGACGTGTTAATAACATATTGACTGTGGTTAAAGAAAACGGTTTCACGAGTTATAACACTGACGTTGAAATAAAATAATTAATATAAAAGGAGTAACACATGGCAACACCAAAAGGTAAAAAACACGCCAATCCAATGTTGACACGCAATGGTAAAACTAGATTGGGTCCGCTCAATGTCAAACAACTGTCTGAATTATTAGAAAAAACGCAACAAAAGAAAAACAAACGCAAGATCATCAATCAAATTGCTCGTAAACAAGCAACATTAGCAGTTTAACTTAAAGGAGAGTAACAATGGCAACATTACATGAACAAATCTTAGAAGCGATCGAAACTTACAAAGCAGAAGCAGAAAAGTTTGACGGCAAAGGTGTTAAAGCAAGTGCGGCACGTGCCCGTGGCGCATTAGGTGATTTAGGCAAACTAGCCAAGGCTCGTCGTGCAGAAATCCAAGAGAAGAAAAACAGTCTATAATTTCGTGCTGGTCCACATTATGATGGCCCGCTTGTCTTTGAGATTGTTTTTATAGTAATTGTCACTGCAATGGAAATGTCTCCTATCGCATGCATAGAAACTACCTGCACGCCATGGAAATATTTCCTTCAGTGAAAGATACTGCATGTGGTTGATATCACAATGCGACAAGTATCGATCATAGATATCTTGGCTTACCTGTTGTTCTTTTGGTAATGGATCAGGATTAACCTGTTCAAGATATTCTTTAAAGTGTTTTATTTCACTAGACTCATTAAATGCTAGGGTATGACTGGCGCAATCGGCTAGAGGAATAATAAAGGTATATGCAGGTACTAGCTTAGAAGGCAGAGCTTTTCTTTGATAGTAGTCTGAATGTATGTTATAGGGCATGATGCTGTGTATGATATGGCTATGGTCGATCAACACATCCATGTTAATAGCAGAACATATCCGTTCATCTAAGATCTGTCTTATTTCAGCAAATTCTTTTGCATAATAGGACCAAACATAATAGTCAGAAGTGTGATGACCATCGGTAATATCTTCCCATGGTTTAGCAGAACCAAACACGCTGTCTGTTATAGTTTTGATTTCTTCAGCAGTTATGAAGTTTTCTTTGATGATTGATGGTAGCATAAAAGTATTTATAGGCATGGATTTTACCAAGAAAAATTACAGTATTACTCACTGGAGATAACTAATAAGTATATGACATACGCTAATCCATGGATTTATAATGGCAAGACATTTGATTCTGAGGATATCGGCGAATACTATGGCTTTATCTACCGAATAACCAACACAACCAATGGCTACGATTATGTAGGCCGCAAATATTTCGTTAAAATCAAAAAGAGACCACCTCTAAAAGGCAAGAAAAACAAGCGCAGGGAAACAGTCGAAACTGATTGGAAAGACTACTGGGGCAGCAGTCCTAGGTTACAAGCAGATATCGACACACTAGGCAAGGACAAGTTCACACGTGAAATCATACGCTTATGTGGATCACGTGGCGAAACTAACTACTTGGAAGCCTATTATCAGTTTAAAGAAGGTGTATTGTTGCGTGAAAACAACTACAATGGCATCATACAGATTAGACTAGGTAAGAATTCCGTAAAAGATTTAAAGATAGACATTTAACAGTCAATGATGCAGATGTATTCCTGTGTCCTGAGGAGATGGTAGGTAATACCTACTTGGAACGTGTAGAGAAGACTACACACAGGACGACACGGCAATCAATTAGGTGTAAAAACCAAAAGATTCGGGCTCCGAAACAAACCGACCCGAGAGCAAAATAACAGTTGGCTAACTACGGCTGTTTGAGCTACCGCCAGAAGAATCTAGAGTAGGGGGTACCGGCTGACCGCCTCCGTGCAAGTGAATGCAATCTCTTTTAGTTAGTGTGCCTCCGCACTCGGATAATGTGCTTGGTTGCAATTTGCCTCGGATAGGTAAATTGTGACTTGCATCTGGATAATGCAGAAGAGCTTAGATTAATTCAAATTAATACAAAGTCAATTAGAGTAGAAAGAAAAGCATTGAGCGCAAGCGAAAATGCAGATGTCGTAGACATCTTAAAAGAATGGAAGTTTGCTCTTTTGAGTTGTTTCTAAATTGTCTTTGATGATTTTGTTGATTATTTCACGATCTTCAACAGATAATAGCATACCATCATCGTAACTGATAGCACCTCGCATATACCAACACAATCTTAAAACGTTATCTTTTAGGGCTTTTGACTCTTTTTCCATCCTATCTAACAAGTTTTCAATTTCCTCGTTAGTAAGAGTCAAAAGCCTTATACGAAAAAATTTGACTGATTAAAGTCTAGATTGATTGAATAATCTTTGGTACATTCTGCGCAGGTCACAGGCATAGGATCAAGAGCATTGGCTTTGACTATCTGATTGACCAAATCACGTATCTCTTCATAACTCTTGCGATCAGTGTGTTCTAAGAAGTCTTTGATTAATTCTTTTTCAACTACAGGTTTACCGTCTTCAGCGGTGACTGATCTGATACAGCTAACCAGTGTGCTGATGTTGAGATCAGTGAGTTTCTTAAAACTGTCTTCGAATCGAGCTTTTTTCTCTTCAGGTGTTAGATCACTGTTTTCTACTACGCTTACGATTTTTTGTTGCTCGAAGGCGATCTGACCTGCTGTGTTGATTTCTCTAAAAGTCTGTGGTTGTATGTCAAACACCAACCCATTTAAGAAAGATTTCTTATCGTAATCGGCTATAGGTTTAAGATTGTCTAATACTTTGCGTAGATCGATAGTGTGCTCATTTTCGGCTTGACAGTTAGTACAATTACTTTTCATATCCATACCGGTACCGTAGCTGGCTAAGCGGATAGCGATCAGCACAGGATCCAAATCGACTAATGGCATGGTCCACGGATCTTTGATGCTAGGACAGCAACTACGTATCATTTCAACGATACTGCTGCCATTCATCAGCGCATCGGGCGTTTTTAGCAGTAATTCGTCTTTGACAGTCATTGGATATATAGGAATTTCACCGTTTACACCAATATCTAACGTGCCTTGAGGGTAAAAACGACCACCACTGGGTAGTTTTAAGTAGATAGCTGGCTGTCTAAAATGCTTGCTCAGCGGGTTATTAGCAATTGATGATTCCATTGGTTTTTGAACTCCATAAATAAAGTATAGTACCTTAATATTTATAGTGTAAAAACCATGGCGATTAAAATTGATGTTCCGGGAGTAGGAGAAGTATCAGTAGAAGGCATAGCGCAAGAAAGCACCATGCAGGATATCCTGTCGGTGTTAAGTAAGATGTCTAAAACCAACACTTCAAGCAATCTCTCGCCTGAAGAGAAAAAAGCTCGCGAAGAAAAAAAGAAAGAAACTAAAGCTATAACTGACTCTACTACTGCGCTGGATAAGTTTATCAAAGCTGCTAAGGATACCACTGTGGCGCAGGCCTTCATGCCAAAACAACTAAAAAGTTTTGGTGATAATCTAGTAGACATCGCTACAGAAACAGGTAAAGCATTTAAAGATATTAGTGCTACAGCAGTGCAGTTAGCTAGCAGTATCGTAACTACCTATGATCAGATGGCACAACAACCGATACAAGCTGCTGCAGGTATCATGCAGACTTGGATTGATGTTGGCACACAGATAGCTAAGATCGGAGTTGACATGATGTCAGCAGTCGGACAAGCTACTGTAGGTTGGATACCATTTATAGGTGGCGGACTAGCGCAGATCGTTAATGCATTTGGTACAGCAGCCAATCAGATCATAGACGTAGCCAATCAAGTACTGACAGTCGTTAACGGAGTATTACAGCAAGAATTCCAAAAACGTGTGACCATGCTAAACGATTTAGCTGCCATTGGTGGTAGCTTCTCGGGTGGATTAGGTCAGATGGCACAGTTGGCTAACCAATCGGGTGTTGGTATAGCTACATTCTCAGCGGCAATAGTAGCCAGCAGAGAAGAATTATTAAAAATGGGCGGTAGTGTAGGTGATGCAACAGCACAAATGGCCAAAGGATTTGCAGCACTATCTGCAGATGGTGGGCAAGCACGTGGTAGTTTATTAGCACTAGGATACAGCTTCCAACAACAAGGTGTTGTAATGGCCCAATACCTAGCACAACAAAAAGCTCTAGGAAGAAACATCAATGATTTAACCAGCAATCAGACTGAATTAAATCAAGGTACTATTGACTATGCTAAGA